GATAAGTATCAAACTCTGATCAAGTCTGCTGCTAAAACCGCGTCCCAATCAACCCGTTTAATTTGCTTTAACTGTTCAAGATTGTTAAACCTTTCACCCGATAAGGACATTTGAAGATCTTTAATTTCTCGAGCTGTCTTCAATCCGATAGCTTTAATATGATCAGCGATCATTTGTGGGGTAGCGCCATTGATGTTAAGGCGTGTGTCCGGGGGGAAAGTACGCGGCTCTTCCTGCGATGCTTTATCTTTAACGCGAAGAGTTTTTACTTTCTTCGTCGCCGCTTCATCAGGTGTGAGTTCAGTTTTGTACGCGGTATAAAGGCGACCGTCTTGGTCTTTGACCATGAACCAATCGCCGTTATCCCATTCGCTTACAATCTCGACACGTGCACCTGTTTTTTTATGCTGATAAAGCATATCTGCAGTTGGCGTAGACATAAGACCAGTTGTTCACTGGTCTTAGTTTAACCTAATCAGCTAACAACACGACCAGTGAGGTACATGTCGATATCTTCGTAACCAGGAGCGACATCAGGTTGGATGTAGCACACTTCCACAACCAGGTAACCAGCGCGGCTAGCGGCACTGTCAGCAGCAGAAATATAAAAACCACCAGAAGTCGTGGTGCTATTAGCGGTTTCCTTAGCGAACACTTTGAAAGTGGTCGAGCCGCTTAACGAGTAATAAGCATTACCCGGAAGAGGACCAAGTACGCCAGAGCTCAGAATGAAAGGATTGGTGCCGTAACCAGCAGTACCGCCGGCAAAATAGATCTCACCAGCTTGGGTGCCAGAGACGGTAGAAGTGAGGTTGGCTTGTGCCACGCCTTCACCAACGCCGGAAGCAGCGGTGGGGTTACCACCATTGCTGCGACCGAACGAAATAACGTTGCCAGTTGCGGCATACACACCGGAAGCAACAGTGCCATCCCAACCGGAAGCAACGGAAATCGCAGTGCGATACACGTACGCAGGTAAGGTGGCGTCACCAGAGATCACCATGCCAGTGATGTTGGGACGAGTGTCGTCTTGGCGGTAAGGCGAAGGAACGATCACATCAGCATTAGAGGTGACGGCAAGAGAGCCGGTGCCACCAGAAATGCCCACAACGGGCACATAACCACGCTGTTGGAAATAACGGTAACCAGGGGTAGCAAGCACCGAAGTAGGGCCTGCATTGGAACCGGTATCAGTACCAGCGGCGTTGGGATTGATATTGCGATACCAACCGTTAAGAGCATTATTCCAGTTACCTGGATAAATCTTTTTAGCCGTTAAATAAGTCATCTATCTATTCCAGATATGTTTGTTGTTATCAGATGCTGCCATCATCAGACACGAAGCTGAACGCGGTGGTGATGAAATCGGTGTTAAGGATTTCAAAACCAGCGTAAAGTTGCCAAATCAGAATGATGAAGCGGCTGAAGTCGTCGTTGTTGTTGATAAGCACTTGGGCATTCGGGCCACCAATGCCAACGCCAACAGACTGAGGACCGAAGAAGTAACCTTGTGCAACTTCTTGGGAAGTGTAGGTAGAACCAGCGTTGAAGGAAGCAGTGATATTCTTGCTTGGGAAGTTAGTCGATTCGAAGAACTTCACACCTTCAAACTGAACGCCAGTAGGCATCACAGGTTCGCCAGCCAGGAAGTAACCTTGACCAGCCTGGGGACCCATGTAGAAGCTGGCGTTGTTAGGCATCATGGGGTTGCCCATGTACATGCCTTGGCCAGGGTTACCAGCGTAACGAGCGATCTCACGGAAGTCAGGATCACGACGCAGGTGCATCATGAAGACGGGATCGCAAATACAACGATACAGACCATCAGAGAAGGTCGGCACGTTGCGCTTACGCAGGTCCTTGACAACGTTCAGCAAGTCGGTACGAACTTGGAACTGCTGAACATCAGCGGTATACTCAGCAGCGGTGTAGCTGATGCGACCAGAAGAATCTTTGGTCTTACCACCAGCAAAGTAGTAACCGCCTTGCGAAGTAGATGCAGCACCATTGGCTTCTGCTTTGGCGAGTTCATCAAGGAACACGCGGTCGCGCCAACGGCGATAGTCGTCAAGCAGCGTCAAGCTGCCGATCGACTGGTGGAACATATTAAGGTTGCCCGAGTCCAGAAGCAGGCGCTGAGCCGTAATCAGGGTCTCACGAGCAATCTTGAAGGTCGAAGGTTGAGTCGGATCACCCGGATCTGCAGGACCGGTGTATTCCTTCAGCACAACAAGCACCTTCTCTTTGGTGATGTTGCGGCTGTTGGCAGTACCGATGGTCTGGTCGGACACACGCTCACGGCTGTCCTTGGTACCAGGAGTACCCCAGAACTTATAGCGATCTAACTGAACCGTTTGACCAGGCTGACGAGTGAAGTCATGAACGACCACAGGCTCGACTGCCATTTCTGCAATGTACGCAGGATGGGGACGGTAAAGTTCCGCACCCAAGATTTTTGGAAAGTCATTATCAATAAACACTTTGTTTCATCCTCCGTGTGATCGTCTAGGAAGTGTTTGTTATCG